TGATGTAAGCATTTTTTTCATCCTTACTCATCTCGTGGAATTGTTTTAATGAGGGTTCATTCTCCTCTACCAACCATCCGTTAAAGTCAATTAGTCTATTCATTGCTTTTAATTTATATATATATAAATATACGGAATTATTTGCACAATAAAAAATCCACAATCTGCACAATAAAAAATCCCCGACCAAAATTTAGCCAGGGACTTTTTGATGAATTGTATTTATAGTTATACTATAATATACATAATTGAATTAAAAAAATAAAATGTATTTGTATATTTTTTTATTGTAACCACCATTACTGTAATTGTCTGTGTTTTACTTCCGACTTTGGCATAAAAAATAAGACCCCAAACATCCCGTCTGAGGTCTTAATCTCCCATCGCTAGAAGACATTTAAATATATTGGTACAACTAATATACGCATTTAATCCGGAATAAAAAATTATTTACCAGCTTTTTTTATTCTGTATTGAACGTGGCTTGGTGATCCAAGCCACTCATTATATAAATCCATAAATAATGATGTGTTAACAACCATACCCAAACACTTTGGGTTGTATTCAACATTACTGTCCTTTAGGTTAAACTTTTTCTTACCGTGTAAACTCTGTAATCTTTTCCTGTTGTTATAAAGGTATTTCAGAAATTCCAATTGTGGACATATCAACATACCGTGATAACTAAGAACATAATAATCAGACTGTGATACCAACAGACCTGAGTCGTTAAAATCACCAAATTTATTTTTTGTTTTATCCCATTTTGCTATCCTATACTCAAAATAGAAATTCCCTGTATTCTTTGCCATATTTTGACATTTCACCTCAATCTTTGAATTAAGAAATTCATCAAGGATAATCAAGGATGGTTGTTCATTGGGGTATGCTTCCTCAATGTTAATTCTGTAGCCAGTTTGAGATAAATCAAAATCAAACTTTGCATCATTGTTTTGTTCGTAATACTTTCCCATTTTTACTTTTGTTTTTAGTTTTTATTTATTTATTGATATTGGATGCGGTATCCTTTTATCTTTCCATTCTCAACTTGGTGTGACATTTTCATTCCTTGTTGAAGTGGTTTTAGTGCACAGTCCCTGTGCAATTCATACACACCAGGTTTCTCCACTAATTCCAATAAATACTTTTGAAATTGTTTTCCTACGTGTTCGTATTCCTTTACTTCCATAATTCTCTTGATAGTAGAATAGTAGGTAGTGTTGGGAATGAATGGTTTGTTATCACCATCGGTTGAAGTTAAATCCAAATTTGCATCCAAACTTAATTTAGTTTCAATAGTTTGGTTAACCTTTGGGGATGAACTATACTTAACTTCATTCAACTCTGTTCTGAGTTTAATTAGTTCTTCCTTCAATACTAAAACCGTACCGGTTAATTCTGCTACTGTCTTCTCCAACATAAAGATTTTAACTGAGTTGGAGGATGTTGATTGGGATGTAGCTTGTTCCTCAATCATTTCAATGAATGTACTCATATGATTTTTGTTTTTGTATAAAGATAATTAATTTTTGTTTAAATTCAAAATAGTTACACCAACTGTTGAATTACCTGTTGGAACAATTTCCCCTTGAAGTAATTTTTATGTTGAAGTACCAATTCTTTATTCTTAGGGGTAAGATACCCAGCACCGTCGGTGATTAATGTTTTTACCAAACTAAGCACCCTGTCGGGTGCATTCATCTCATCCAATATCAATAGTAATTGTTCCCTATCAAAATTAGTTAGTTCAACAGAGGGATTTATAGTATGACCAACAGGATGATTTATTATTTGATTAAAAGAGGATTTACAGGTATTGGTTGTACTTATAATGTCCAATGGATTGTACGTCTCGTGTACTATCGATTGTACATCTAATGTACTATCATTAGACATCTCATGTACTATCGGTTGTACATCTGGCACATCATAATTGTACCTGTACCAATTGGTTTTATCAAACCCCTTTTTGTTAAATTTACCTTTGATTAATATATTATCATTAACCAATTTGATAAGGTTATCTTTAATTGTTCGTTGAGGTATACCTAATTGTTCTTCCAAATTTGCTGGTGTAAAAAACCCAGCCCACCATTCACCATCGTGAAATTTGTCTTTGACCTTATTATCGCGGTTGTGTTCACCCCAAAATCTAATCCTACCGATTATGGCAGCTTTGATAATACCATACTTAATTGTATCTTCAACAGACACTACATAAATTTTATTATCCATAATTGTTAATTAAAAAAGGGTCACCAAATACTCACTGCTTCTCACTTCAGTTTTCTTTGGCAACCCTCAAAATCTTTAATGTCCGTAATGTGAGAAGGGACTACAATAGTAAATATAGGTAATTTTATCAAAAGTACAAAATCCTGGGGTAAAAAAAAATATTTGGCAATTGTTATGGATTTTTTTTTTAATCCGGATATTTATATGTATATTTGATAAATAATAAATTATTAACTTAAAAAATGGCATTATGAGTAGTTACGAAAAAACACAAGAGTCGATTGTAAGACAATCGCAATTAAAATTTGTTTTAGATTACACCACACTAATGGGTGTTAAGCTATCACTAAAAGACATCATTGGCATCACCAATGTATTAGTAGACTTCTGTTTAAATGGATGGTCTACTGACTTAAGAAAGAGGGTTGAGGCGTGTGATGAACATATTCAATCATTACTCACAGAGATGATGATTGACTAACCTTTCAACGTTTGATTTGAGGGAATGTCAGTGGTGTAAGACTTCCCTCATTTTAAACTAACGATATATAACAATAAAAAGCATTGCTACCGGCTGACTTTACTCATGTGAATACTGCCATTTTTTATTGTTCCGAGGTCGCCGGTAGCTACATTATTTTTCTGATAATGTGTAACAAACGGGGTGGGTTTCTACTCACCCCTATTTTAAACAACTTAAATCAAAATAAAATGAGTAGAACAACAGACTGGTACCTAGAGATGCTAGAAGACGGAACACTAGCAATTTTCCAAAGCGTAGTTGAAGACATTGATTACGAATTAGTTGAAGAAGTTAAAGCTGAAGAAAATGATAATTGAGTTTGAAATAGTAAAAAGACAGGTACATACCTTTGAATTGGATGATACCGAAACATCAATGTTTTTGCGTTGGCAAATGGAACAGGATGAATTATATGAGAAGGAAGTTTTTAACTACCTTCAACAAAGAGATTTAAATAGAAAAGTTGTCCACTTCCCATCAGAATTTGAAAATATGATTAGTGTGGAAGACGACGATGAAGAATAATTGTTTTTTTGTTTTATGAAAAGTTAAAGCCCCAAATGGGGCTTTTTCTTTTATATACGTTTAATCATTTCTTTTCCCACGTTGAGTAGCATATTGCCAATGCTTGTGATTGTTCATACTCAGCACCAATCTCACTCATACATCTTGATATGAATGCTTGTTCATCTTCAGAACCACTTGGTGATGGTACAGGAAAACCTTCCTTAACTTTCTTTTGTTCTTCCTTAATTGGAACACAATTTGGAACAAGGCGACCGTCTTTTACTTTTAGACCTATAGCCTCCCAACCATCCCAGCAAACGCCTTCAAGACTATCACCTTCTTGGAATGATTTTTTCATTGCAGATTTAATAGCACCACAAACTTTCTTTGCAGTCTCTTCATCACCATATCTAGCAACTTGGTCAGCAATACACTCATCCCAAGGATATGCTTCCATTTGTGATGGCTTTGCGTTCTTTAAATCTAATTTAATTCTTTGTATTAATTCTAACCTACTCATCTTAATGATATTTTTTGTGCTTCACGATATGTGATATGTTTATTGTTTAAATAAAACTCGTTGAATGTGGTTGTTATCCAATTTGCGAATTGAATATTTGTTATACCATACTTGTCAGCATTTGCTTCCTTGTACATTCTGTTAAAGTAATCAGCCTTTTTTGTGTAATGCAGTTCCTCTTGTTTAGGCGCTGGTAATTTCATATCTACTTTCATAAACCTTTTCCGTTTTTTAATTGCTTATTCTCTTTATACAATTCTTCCACCTTCTTTTCAAGGTTTTGTATCTTCAAATTTAAGCCTTGTATTTCTTCTTTTAAATCGTCTATTATGTTTTTGTATAAGCCAATGCTAAGTTCTAGATTGCGTAAAACTTGATTGTCTGTTTCTGCTGATACTTTTCTTCTACCAACAAACCAACCAGCTACACCAGTTAGTAAATTTGATATTATTAAAATTAATTCTGTATTCATATATATAAATCTATTTTAAATTAACCACCACATCCATCACAAGGACTATCATAATGTGCGCGGTCAGAATAAACCTGGAAACCATTATACAAGTAACGTCTATCAGATACACCATATCTTGATGTATGGTTTAAATAGATTGGACTGTTATACTTTTCATTTTTCATTGGTGTGATACCATCAATAGTTGATGTACTATCATAATCAGGGAATTTACCTTGACCTCTACCAGTGATTAAATAATCCTGTAATCTTTGTTTATAGAAGTCTGCGCGTTGTTTTTGGATACCTCTCAAATATTTCATTGTTTCCATATCAACACCTTGTCTTCCTCCTTCTAAACCAGCTGGTGCTACAAGACCAACGTTCATTGTACGTACGTGTAGATGAGGTATCATTTCATAATAACTCGCGTTGATTAAATACGGTGCAACAAAATCATTGATAAGTGTTAACTCATCTGCATTGAATGTGTTTCCTGTTGCACTTACCTGGTCAAGCAAATGATAATAAAACTTTGCACCTAATAGTGGCATCAAATGAATATCCTGTGCCACCGCAATCTCTGCGCGAATAGCATCAATATCAACGTTCTTGTTAATATTGGTGAATGATTTAATTTTATTTTCTGATACTAAAATTGTTGTTGCCATAGTTTAATTAATCGTTTTCTTCTTCTCCCAACCAAATGTCACATTCTTCATCAGATAGGCCATAACCACTCTTCAACATTTGTATTGCTTGTAATCTAGTTATTTTACCCTTGTTGTATTCACGTACAATTCTCATCAATGCTTGATATTCACGGCCTTTCATACCCTTAATATTCTCATTAACTGATTGTGCTTCAACAGGTGTATTTGGTTTGTCAACCACCTTTGGATTTTCTTCTATATCACCAGTAACAAAAACTGATAATGGTTTAATCTCAAATGTAGTTGGCTTTTGATATTTCATTGATACCAACTTATCAAACGTTGGTAACAATTCATTTTGATATGGTAGGATTACAGTCTTTCTAATGTATTCTATGTGTACTGTAATTTCGTCTTTAGAACCCAATTTACCGGCTGTAGAGATACCAAATAGTTCTCCGGTACTAATCCTATGTGCTGATAAAATTGATTGCTGTATATCGTTATAAAT